AGTATTATTGGAAATTTATAATTTATTAGGAAGTGAAATAAATTATTTTTATTTATGTGCTGATTTACATTTATATCAAGAAGGTTTAATTACATTAAAAAATGAAGAAGAACAAAAAGAAATGAAAATAAAACAATTTATAGTAGGAACTGGTGGAACAGAGTTGGATGATGCTGTACCAGAGAATATAAATTTTGTATTTTCTAGTGAGACAATAGATTATCAAATGATAAGTTCCAAACAAGAATGTGGGATTTTAAAATGTGAAGTAGAAGGTTTGGAACCGAAATTTGAATTTATATCTATAGAACAAAAAGGTGGTAGAAAAAAAACAAAAAAAAGAAGAAGAAATAAAAGAAAAAGATCAAGGAAAATATAAATAAGTATAAATAGTTAAAAAGTAATAAATAAGTAATGTATTATGTCATTACTTATTCATGAAAATATAAAAGAAAAATTAGATGGGTTTATAGTGAATAAAAAAATTCCAAATTTAATTTTTCATGGAAGTTCTGGAGTAGGAAAAAAAACAATATTATTTGATTTTATAAAAAAAATATACAATAATGATACTACATATATGAAAAATTATGTAATGAATGTAAATTGTGCGCATGGTAAAGGTATAAAATTTATAAGAGACGATTTAAAATTTTTTGCTAGGACAAATATAGATTTACAAGATGGTAATATATTCAAGAGTATAATATTATTAAATGCAGATAAATTAACAATAGATGCGCAGTCAGCTCTTAGGAGGTGTATAGAATTATTTAGTCATTCGACAAGATTTTTTATAGTAGTAGACGATAAATATAAGTTATTAAAACCAATATTATCAAGATTTTGTGAGATATTTATACCGACACCAGAGTTACCAAAAAATATAAATAATTTACATGAGTATCATTTAGAAAATAATTTTAAAGAGAGTAAATTAATAAAACAGAAAAAATTAAAATTTAAAAGTTTGATAGAAAAGAGTGAAAAAGATAAGATATGGGAAAACGCAGAGAAATTATATGAAAAGGGGTATAGTGGATTAGATTTAGTTGAATATATAAAAGATTTAAAAATAGACGAAGGAAAAAAGTATGAATATTTAGTATTTATACAAAAAATAAAGAAGGAATTTAGAGATGAGAAATTATTGATGATGTGTATTTTAAATTTTTTATTAATCCGTTCAGATTACAATTTAGAAAATATTAGTTTTATGTAAATGGACGACTATTCGATAACTAGTTTACAAGAATCTCGTAATGAGTGGTGTTCAAGACTAATAAATACATTAACACCATTAGTTATAGAGGGATTTAAGTCTATATTTGACGAAGCATGGACTTTATGTGAAGAAAATGATGAATTAGAAAAGTATTTAATGACTTTTCAAAATTTTTTAGCTAGAATACCAAAGTGGAATCCTAGTATAGTTGATACAGAGACAAAAAGAATTGTAGAAAAAAGCAATTGTGGATATTTAACAGATTTAATAAGTTGTGTCCATATTATTCAATTAAAAAGTTTAACTTGTATGCGTGTAGGGAATAAACAAAAGAAAATAGATATAAATATACCTTCGTTAAATGATTTTATTCATAAGGCATATATAAATACAGCAAGAAAGTTATATAAGAATATATATTTGTATGAAAAGAACATTACTCCTTTACAAATACAAAAGCATAATAGAGAGGTAGAATTAATAGTAAGGGAAGAAATATTAAATTCGATTAGAGATAATATTCCAGTTGAAGATATATTAAAAGTATATTTAGATGAATCAATAGAGGAGGATATACAAGTAGAGGAGAAAGAAGAAATTATTTCCACAGAACCAATAGAAGAGGATTCAGTAGAAGAAGAAAAGAATGAGGAAAAGGAAGATGAAAAACCACATGAAGAAAAACTAGAAATAGAACCATTAGAAGAGTCAAAGGAAAAAATAAAATTCAATGATATTGATCAAGCGATAAGTGTAGATAAAATAATAGAAGAGATAGAGGCACCAAAGACAGAAGATAGATTAGAGCAGATAAGCAATGAAAGAAACGAGGCAAGAAAATTAGAGGAGATGGAAGACGATGATGAAGATGATAAAATAACAATAGGAGAGAAAATAAACTTGGGGGATTTAGATGTACATGATTTAGATAAACCAAAAGAGTTAAATAAAGCTCCATTAGGTTTAGAAGAAATAGAAATATTGACATAATTTCGTTAAATTTATATTAACTTTATTTTAAGTTAATACAAATGAAAGAAAGTTTTATTTATTCTTTAGCGATTTCGGTTATTTTCTTTTTATTTAAATTTTTAGAGATGAAATTTTTACCGGAAGATGAGAAGAAGCCATTAAAAGTAATAATAAAAGAGACTTTATTAGTTTATTTTGCATCAGTAACAGGTATAATGTTATATAGTCAATTTGATATAAAGGATATCAAGGGAGGTAATAAGGCAACAATGGCTTTTGTAGACAATCCATCATTTTAAATATTTTTACATAGATATAATAAAAATATTTAATTATGTTCAGTAGAGAGATTAGGTATTAAATCAATATTAATAATTTTAGTTTTTTTATTAATAGATTTTTTACTGACAATAAATTTTTTAAATATTTCATTTGAGATTTGTTGTTCGGGGATAGCGTTATGAATAGAACGAGAAATCATTTTATAAAGTTTAAATTCGGGATATCTTTCATCACCATCATTTTTATATAAAATATTTCTACCTTTATCATCCAAAAGCCATGAGAAAATGAGAGCAGCAATTTTATTTTTTTTAATGATTTGTTTAGTTTCTAATACATCTTCAACAAAAAAATCAAATATACAACAAGCCAATCGACACAAATCAAAACTAGGATTAGGTTCTAATCTGGGTTTTTTAGAATCAAAATAAGGCTCACAATTATATTGGGAAGCAGCATCACCTTTTGGATGGAAACTATCACTACACATATTTTTTCCATTATATTTATAAATAGCACGACCGTAATCTATAATTTTATAGATTTTACCGTAGGTAGGGACTTTGTAAAGAGTGCCATGAAAACAATAATGTAAAAATTGTTTATCAGTTGGAATAAACATAATATTATTAGTATGTAAATCGTTATGAGTAAATGAAAAAGTTTTTTGATAAACAGAGAGTATAATGATGACTTGAAATAAGCAAGAGATCCATTCATTATTATCGATTAAGTTATTTTCCATTAAAAAATCAAGAGTATTTTCACATTTTTCCAAACATATTACTTGTATAGGGAATTCTTTTATTTTACAATAAACATCTTCTTCCTCTTCTTCATCTTCTTCTATAGAGACATTATCTTCTGAATTTTCGTCATCATAATCATCTCCAGATTCTAGATCTTCATTGATAGATGTATTTGAGCTTTTAGAACTACATGATGAGTCATCAGAATCATTTTTTTCAGGTAAAATAGTGTTATAAATACAAACATCACTTAAATCGATAATAATAGGTTTATCAGTTTCATTAGTAAATAATTCAAAATCTATTTCATTTAAATCATCGGTATTTAAAGGTTGTAATTTTTCATTAATAATAATTTTTTTTTTATTATTTCTAGAGTCAATATTAAATATATTTTCATACTCCTTATTATCAATAAAAAATAATTTATTAGTATTTTCATGAAAGTAACTACTTTCATTTAAGTAAGAAAAATCATCAACAATATTATATAAAAAATTATTTTGAGTAGCTAAAAAAGAGCCATAATAATCGATACCGTGAATAAAATTAAAATGATGTAATAATTGACTAGATAGATAAGTAAAAAATCCATCTACATATGAATTATTATTTTTATCAATTAATTTAGGAATACATTGTTTATGATTATATAAAGTAGGTAATGTAGTAATTGAATTAAAAGAGGAGTCATATTTACCAGTTAAAAGTTTAAGAGGGTCTAATAAAGGAGAGTATTTACAAAATACTGATGTATTTTTAATATTATTTGAAATGTCAATAATTTTAGCATGAAGTATATTTCGTGATTGTGAAGATATTAAGGAATATAAATGATATTTATGATTTAAATTAATATTATTAAAATTAGATTCATTTAAAGAGAAAAAGTTTTCATAAAGAGGAATATAATTTTGTAAAGATTTAAGCTCTAGGTTGGAATTTTCTAATTCCCTAAATAAATGTTCATTTTTATTTTTTTTGTAATACAAAGAAAAAGACATCTTTATATCAATAATCTAAATTTTAAAAACCATTTAAACTAATTTTTCGTAAATCATTTAAATTTATTTTCTTGAAAAATAATAGTTATGACTTTAGATTTAAAGAAGTTTGATATGAAAAATATAAGTTTTCGGCCAGATGAAAATAAAGGTCCTGTAATTGTATTAATAGGAAGGAGAGATACAGGAAAGAGTTATTTAGTAAGAGATTTATTATATTATCATCAAGATATACCAATAGGAACAGTAATATCTGGAACAGAAGCGGGAAATGGTTTTTTTAGTGCACATGTGCCAAAATTATTTATTCATGATGAATATAATTCAGCAATTATAGAAAATATATTAAAGCGGCAGAAGACAGTATTAAAACAGATAAAAAAAGAAATGGAAGCATATAAGCGGACAAATATAGATCCAAGAGCGTTTGTAATATTAGATGATTGTTTATATGATAATAAATGGACGAAAGATAAATTAATGAGATTGTTATTCATGAATGGAAGACATTGGAAGATTATGTTAGTAATTACTATGCAATATCCATTAGGTATACCTCCAAATTTAAGAACAAATATAGATTATGTGTTTATTTTACGAGAACCATATATAGCAAATAGAAAGCGAATATGGGAGAATTATGCGGGGATGTTTCCCACATTTGAATCATTTTGTCAGGTGATGGATCAATGTACAGAGAATTTTGAATGTTTG